GTTACATAGTCCGTGTAGCGCGGACACTGTTTTCCCCAAAAAGACAAACATACGTTCGATAAATCAGATGTTAAATTCGCAACCTAAAAGTTGATCTATTCCAATTTGTCAATAGTAAAAATGCACAAAGATCTACTAAATCTTTGTGCATAATGCATATTGATTTTTAAGTTTTCAGACAATTGAACGAGTTTTCAAAGTTGTTCGCACAACACGAAAAAACAGTGTCCGCGGTAGACGGACACCATTAGTCCGTCTAGCACGAACACTTGTTCGATGTGGATAACTCATACATGAACAAAAGTTCTGGTTGACAATTTTATATACTAGGTTTAAAATGGATTATAGATAGAAATAGTCTATCAGAAAGAGAGGGAATTAAAATGGTAATTAATGTACATGCTGGGCACAACCCGCACGGAAAAGTAGCTTGCGGCGCTGTAGGTCTGATTTCAGAATCTTTGGAAAACAGACGTGTAAAAGATCTTGTGGTCGATGAACTACGGCGCATGGGTCACACCGTTTATGACTGTACAGTTGAAAACGGTCTTACACAGTCTGATGTGCTGACTAAGATTGTAAAGAAGTCAAATGCGCACACGGTTGATCTTGATTTGTCAATACACTTTAACGCGTCAAGTTCTGCGGCGGCTAATGGGGCGGAAGCATGGGTGTATAACGATAAATCAAAAGCCGTGGATAAAGCTACCGACATTTTAAATGCAATTTGTTCGCTTGGTTTTAAGAATCGCGGAGTTAAAAAGTCAGAAAAGTTGTACTTTTTGCGTAAGACAAAAGCCCCTGCCGTCATTATCGAATGTTGCTTTGTAGGCTCTGAAAAAGATGTATCGTTATACAACGCTGAGGAAATGGCGGCGGCTATTGTTTACGGGATCACTGGTACAAGGTGCATTGGCACGGATGAATCGGAAAAAACATTGGAGAAAGATGAAGAGGACGTTTCAGAAGTTATAGGTGCCGGCAAGATCTACCGTGTCTGCGTATTAGATCAGAAAGGTGCTTTTCACAATGCGCAAAATGCCGCAAATTTGAAAGCCGCACTTGAGAAAAGCGGTTATAATGTGCTGATTACAGAATCATAAGGAGAAAAAATGAACAAAAAGAAAATTATTGCAATAGCTAAAAAAGTATGTGAAAAATGGTACGGTGTCCTTGTGGACACCGTAGCAATGTATAGTGATGGTTCGAGCGCTATAGTATTTGCCGTTGACACAGAAGTTACAGTACAATTTGTAACAGTAGAGGTAAACAAAAAAGAGAATGTAAACGACATTATAGAGAGAGCTAATACACGCATAGCATTTACTATATGCGCGGAAAGGATAAGGCATGTATAACAAAGATTATCTCTTATCTTTGCGCGGAAAAGAGCGGCGCGACATGTACAAAAAGTTAGCGCCGCTTGCTAACAAACAAAGAGATCGCATCATAAAAGCTGGATATAAGAAAGAAAGTGTATTGAATGTACTAGGTAAAAGGGATGAATGGAACCCAGATAAGTACAATCAGCGCGCTTACTTGAAGCTTGTACGATTTGTAACGGCAAGAAGTTACACATTGACAGGGATAAGAGAGATAAGGCAAGAGCGAACACAAGCGCTTAGAAACTTAGGAGTATCAGAAGAATTGTTAAACGATCAAGATTTTTACGCTTTTTTACACTCTCAAGAGTATAAAAGCTTAAAAATGCGCAATCCATCAGAAGATATTATAGAAATATACGACCTGTTATATAAAGAGGGTAAATCAGCGAACGAAATAAAGTTAGAACTACAAGAATATAGCTCGGCAATGCATACATATGCAAAAGGTAGAAGCCTATGGTAATACAAACATTTTATACGAAAAACGGGAAAGAATATGCAAAAAATGAAACAGTTTACACAGTATACGATTATCCATATAATCTAATAAATTGGAATTATACTACAGTCAGAAAAAAAGGGAAAAGGGCTATTGCTTATATAGATAGTCCTGCAACATTTGATATAGAAACTACAACAATAAACAGCGAAAAACCTTATGCATTTATGTACCATTGGCAGTTTTCTTACAAAGGAAATGTTTGTTTTGGCACACGTTGGGAAGAATTTACAAAGTTTTTAAGCAAGCTAGGGGAATACCTAGAATTATCAGCATCAAAACAATTAGTTATATATGTTCATAATTTAGCTTATGAATTTATGTTTGTAAAGGATTTTTTATATATCGAATCTCTTTTTGCACGTGAAGCGCACAAGATTATTAAATTTAACGCTTGTTTAAAGTCTGATTATTTAAGAACGGTAAACAGGTTAGATGTTTCACGTGAAACATTTCCGCATTTTGAATTTAGGTGTAGCTACTTTTTGTCAAATATGAGTTTAGCAAAGTTTTGCGAAAACTCAAAATTTTGTGTTCATCACAAACTAGAAGATAGATATGATTATAAAAAAATACGGACACCAGATACGCCGCAAACAGAAACAGAGTTATCATATGATTATAACGATGTAAAAGGACTAGAGGAATGTATTTTATCAAAATTGGATGATTATAACGACACGTTGGCAACAATACCTTTGACCTCGACCGGATATGTGCGGCGTGAAATGCGCAAAGCTTGCAGAGAGGACAAACATTATAGAGAATTATTCGAAAGTCTAATGCCTACGCCTGCAGTATATACACTATTGCGAAAAGCTTTTCGCGGAGGAAATACTCATGCTAGCAGATATTATGCAGACGCAATCATAGACAACGTTTACAGTATGGATAGAGTATCAAGTTATCCAGCATGTATATGCTCGGATTTGTACCCTATGACACCGTTTATAGAGTATATACCAAAAAACTTTACACAATTATTATCTGATTGTAACAAAAAGAAAAACGCTATAATTATGCAAGTTACTTTTAAATCTATAACACTACATGACGATGTTACAGTGCCATATATAGACTTTGCGCATTGTACATCATTTAGTAAAGAGTATATAAACGACAACGGGCGCGTGTTATCGGCTGAATGGGTAACGTATGCTTGCACAGAACTAGATTTTATCATTATCTGCAATCAATATCATTTTGAGGGCATAGAGTGGATATGCGGTTACATGGCGAAAAAAGATTATCTGCCCGCGCCAATAGTAAGCACTATGTTAGATTTTTACGACAAAAAAACACAGCTTAAGGACGTAAAAGGAAAAGAATATGAGTATATGAAAAGTAAAAATAGCTTAAATTCTGTTTTTGGTACGATGGTTACAGATATATGTCACGATGAAATAGTTTACGATAATGGCGAATGGTCTAAGGCTACACCGGATTTAATAGAATCAATAGCACAGTATTCTACATCAAAAAATTCATTTTTGCTTTATCAATGGGGAGTTTATATTACTGCCAATGCGCGTTGGGAGTTGCAAAAGATGATAGATGCCGTTGGGTGGGACTTTGTCTATGCTGATACTGATAGTGTAAAATTTATAGGAAAACAGCATTTACAAAGCTTTAAAGATCGAAATGATTACTTATTAGCAAAAAAACAACGTTATCGCAATTATGCAGATCGTCAAAATGAGGATGGTACTGTAACGCGTTTTTATTTAGGGATATGGGATGACGATGGTAATTATAAAAAATTTAAAACGCTAGGTGCTAAAAAGTACGCATACATAGATAGCAAAGATAACAAGTTACATGTTACTGTATCTGGACTTTCAAAACAAAAAGGTGCGGAAGAGTTAGAGCGCGGAAACGGAATTTCTGATTTTAAAATTGGAAAGTTATTTACTGATTCTGGTCGCACCGTGTCTTATTTCAATGAATCGAGCATACATTCGATAACAATAACAGATTATATAGGTAAAAAATCAACGTTTACAACAGCGTCAAATATAGCCATAATTGACACAACTTATACTCTAGGCATTACCGATGAATACTCGGAAATTATAGGAAAAAATTTTATAGATAATTGCGAATAAATGGTTGACAAAATAGAGAACTAGTGTATAATAGATAATGTAAGGAACATACAAAACAACCAAACAAGAAAGCGAGGAAACAACATGACATTATTTGATTTATTTACAGCGAATGCAGAATGGGATACAGAAACAGAATTAACTATTAGCTATAATCATTTAGGAGATACTAAATGGGATTCTGGACAGGCGTTAGACATGATTTATAAATATAAAAATTTTGAAGTTTTAAGTTTTTATAAAAACTCATTATTTTTAAGAGAGCAAGAAATAACCGAAACGCTCTAACGGGCGTCACGTACAAGGTCTGCAAAACATAGGGAGAAAACAAAATGAATTTTTATAATTTATATATGTTAAATTGCGGTTGGACACCATATTCAAATATAGACATAGCGTATCTACATGATGGCAAAATAGTTCGTGATTCTGGTGCGGGAAAAGATATGGTTTCTAAATACCATAATTTCAGAGTAGTTGCTTTTATAATAGATATTGTAAGGAAGATAAAAACAACAAAGCATTAAACAAGAAAGCGAGGAAACAACAATGGTAAGAATTTCAGCACAAACAAAGTACAACCTAGAAGACAGGGTAGAAAGAGGTGCAATGTATTACGTAAACACAACACACATATATTATTTAAATACCATATACACTGCATCAGCGGAATTACATCCAGAAGCATACGATGTTGTTCGTATTACAAGAAGATCACGCAAAGATATATGGCGTTTAGTAGAACCGGAAGTAGTTGGATACATTCAGTTTTATCCCGACAGAGTAGTGAATAGAACCGAATTTTTCAGATAAAGCCGAAACGGGAGAACATTCTCCCGTCACTGAAAAGATAGCAACTTACAGTCTGACGATGGCAAGCTATAACAAGCTACGCAGTTTTCGCTACATTATTCAAAGAAAGAGAGGAAAACAAAATGGAAAAGGTAATTTCCAGAACTATCCCAACAAAAGTATTATACCAGATTATGACGGTATCGGCAGAAGATGGTATTAAAATGGGGGATGTTGTAGAGTGGGATCATGAGATTACTACAGCGGCGGAGAGAGACGAGATTTTAGCGTCTTTCGGTATTGCAAAGGGTAATCTGATTGAGGTTGACCGTAAAGAGGAAACCCGCTTCATGCCGTTGTCCACGTTCATTGAGAACTCAATGACAGCAGAAGAGTATGATGCCTACAAAGCGTCAAAGAAGTAAAGATCACAGCAAGCAACACTTTAAAATGTTTCACGTGAAACATGCTTGCACCATTATTCAGCATTAAAATCCAATTAGAGAAAAGGAGAAAAAAGATATGTTATACGCAACAGGTAGAGTATATTCCACATTTTCAAATGATGGTAAGTTTTCCATTATGGTAGAGATCACAGATGAAGCCGCGGCGGAACTGATCTCAAAAGCGGGTCTGAACACCGAAATTGACTGTCCGGTTAAGACGTCCGATGACGGCACAAAGCTTGTAAAGGCGCACACGCAGTTCAGTTTTCCGGTCTATCTTGACGGTGTTGAGCAGAATCCAGACGATGAGACAGCAATTAAGGCGGAAGAAATCGGCGCTGATTCCGAAGTTGAAATTGCATTTAAGGTTGTTGAGGGTAAGTACAAGGGCAAGAAGTACCAGAGCGCATACCTTAAGGGCATTGACATTTCAAAGCTTGTTCCGGCAGAGCCGTACAATCCGTTTAATCGGTAAGATCTCCGTGTAATGCCATTCACGGCATTGCACGGCGTAAGAATGGCATTTATGGCATGTACGGCAAAAAACGGCATGGAGCGGCATGGCTTGCCGTACATGGCATAAAACATAATTTATATGGTACTATTGCACACACTTCAATTACTAAATTCCTTACGAAAATGTCCTATGTCCGAGTAATTGGAGTGTGTGGAGTAGTACCGGATTGGTTTTTGTGGGCGTAAACTGACGGGAAAAACCGTGCCCCGCGCCGTGGTTGGTGCGAGCCGATACCGCGAAACTCTAAAACTACCAACGCGGCGGTAATTCTGTTAATTGCTACCGCCGCAGAAAAGAGGAGAAAATGAGTATTGTAATTGTAATGTTGTTTATTGTGCTTGATTTTATCACGGGAATTGTTATGGCAGTTAAAAACAGTAATTTTAACAGCAGTGTGATGCGTGACGGACTTTTTAACAAGTTCGGTGAAATCGTCATTGTGGCTGTTGGGTTTTTGATTGACTACGGACAGAGTTTTCTTGATATGGGCTTTAGCGTTCCGGTGTTTGAGAGTATTTGTGTATATATTATTTTGATGGAAATCGGCAGTATTTTGGAAAATGTAAGCCGGATAAATAAAAGCTTAGTGCCGGAAAAGATTAGAGAAATCTTGGAGAAAGCACCGAAAAAATAAGAAGTGTTTCACGTGAAACATTTCTAGGACTATCGTCTAACGGTAGGACAACGGATTTTGATTCCGTCAATGCGGGTTCGATTCCCGCTAGTCCAGTTTGAGGGGGAAACGTAATGGCTTTTTATAATCTTGATAGTATAAAAAATGTAAAAGACTTGGATAACGAAGAACCGATTTTAAGAATGATTATCGGAAATCGTAGTGCCGGAAAGACTACAGCGCTTCTGATTGAATCTTTGAAAAATGTACAGAATGATAAGCAAGTTGTTTTTTTATACAGAACACAGGATGAAATATCGAGCAGTGGAAAAATGTATGAAGATATTCTGGACACTTGTCCAGAGTGCGGAAAAGTTGTAACTAATAAAACTGTTGTAAAGGGTTTAATTAGTGCTATGATGTTACATGATAAAGATGATAATGTTAAATTACTTGGCTATGCTGTATACTTTAACAACACTGATAAACTTAAAAAATACAGCCCAATGTTTAAAGATGTAGAACTTATTGTGTTTGATGAATTTGTACTTGAAAATAATGGTTATTTAAAGCATGAATTGACAAAATTTGAGAGTACATTGCGAACTATATGCCGTGGTAAAGGTAAACAGGTTAGGGAAGTACCTGTATATATGCTCGGCAATTATGTAACTCTTTTGAATCCCTATTTTATTTTTTTTGGTATACATAAGAGATTAAGAGATAACACTAAATTTTTGCGAGGTCATGGATGGGTTGCGCAGTTTGTTGTTAATAAAGACGCGCAAAATGCACTAAAACTTTGCAAGTTAGGTATTATTTTTAAAGATAGCACCTATCAGATTAGTAGCGCTGATGGCATTTACATGTGTGATGCTACCGCATTTGTTGAAAGCGTAAGCGGAAACAGTAGATACATTTTTACACTCATTTCTGGAAAAGATAGCTATGCCATAAGAGAATATCCAGAAAAAGGAATTGTGTATGTAGATCATACTGTCGATCAGAGCTGTAAATATCGGTTTACGTTTGATGCTAGCAGTCATAACGCAGACACTTTGATGCTGAGTAGTCATAGTTTTATCTATGACTATCTTAAGAGGAGTTATGACCTTGGGTTGTTGAGGTTTAAAGATTTGAAATGTAAAGATATTGTGCTTGATATACTTAGTGTGAGGTTGATGTGATGGGTAGACGATCGGACTATCGTGATTATGGTTATACTAGGGCGGTGTGGAACGGCTTATATAATTTAATTAATAACGAAATAGGGTTGGCGGCTTTGCTTGGTAACTTATGGGCGGAAAGTGGAATTGTGCCTTATAGGTGCGAAAACGATAATAATAGTACAAATTTTTTTAATAGAAGCCGTATTTATACTAACAGTGTAGATAATGGTACTGTAACACGCGAGCAGTTTATAAATAGCGGTTTAGACGGAGATACAGTGCATAAGGGTTATGGGTTGGCACAATGGACATACTACACGCGTAAGACAGGTTATTATGATGCATGGAAAAGCGGTGGATATAGCAGTATAGGAAGTGTTGAGTTAGCTGTCTATTACTTGTCATATGAGTTACAGACTACATACGCGAGTACACTTGAGGTTTTACGAAATGCTACAGATATGCGCACAGCGAGCACATATGTGCTTAAAAACTTTGAAAATCCAACCTTGCAGGGGCAAGATGTCCAAGATTATCGTTTTGCTTGTAGTATGGATGTTTACGATGATATGCATGGTAACTTGCCGCCGGAAATAAAAGTGTTGACAATAGACCCTATTAGTGCTAGTATAGTAGATGGGGAAAGTATTAGAATTACTGTTAATGCTAACTCGGAATGGACTTATAGCATCGGTCAGTATCTAACAGCAACAAAAGAAACTAATGCTTTGATTATTAGCAGCAATGCAAACGGTGCGCAAGTTACAAGTGTTGTAAGTTTTTGGTTAGTTGAAGATCAGAGCATTACAGCGCAATGCCAGATTGGTATAAACAGACCCGCGCCGCCCGCGCCGGAGATTAACGTTACACCCTACAGCCAACAAGCAAACGTTGGTACTGTTGTTAGATTTAATGTAAGATCAAATTATGATTGGGGAGTTAGCGTACCAAACGGAGCGGAACTTGTTAAAAAAGAAAGAGGTTATTGTTATATTAAAGTAAATGTTACAGCATTGCGGAAAATTATTATACGTTTTTTTGTATTAAGTGATACAAATATTTATCAAGAATGTACAATCAATATATCCGGTGTAGCGCCTATTCCAAGCGCGAGAAAAACGCCGTTTATATACTATTTAAAACCATTTTTAGGGAAAGGTAGGTAAAAAGATGACAGCAGACGAAGCTTTGAAAGCAATCTTAGGAAAGATTGACGCGCCGGAAGAATTAGATGAAGAAATCAATGTGATTACAGAATTCATCAGAAGCGGCGCAAACGTAACAGATGACGGCTACAAGGAACGGTATGAGGGCTTGCGCGAAAAATACATTGCACGTTTTGGCGAAATGTTAGCCGGACAGGAAACACCGAAAGCAGACATCGAAGAGCCAAAGGCAGATGTTGGCGTGGTCGAAGATGTAACGCCGGAAATGCTTGACTTTGACGGCAGTACAGAGTAAGAGAGGAGAAAAAATGGGTAACAAAGTTCCGGCTACGAACGTAGCCATTTTAAACGCAGTAAGATCTATGCAGAGCTTGGAGTATCAGAACAGAATACCGGAAGCAACAGCAGAGAATATCTCGAGTATATACGAGAGTTTGCTGAACATCGTTCCGTTGCGAAATGCGTTCGCTAACGCATTAGTAGAACAGATTATGGAGCAGAGAATCGAGACAGTCTTTTTTGAGAATCCGCTCGGAGTGCTTAAGAGAGATCCGATGCGTTACGGCGGTACAGAAGAAGAAATTTTTATCAACATGGCAAAAGGTAAGCAGTTTAACCAGTTCGCAACCGTTGCAGAACTGTATGCCTACTATCAGTCAAGTGTCATGGCGGCGTATCACAAGATCACACCCGCTATCCAGTACGCGGTTACAGTCACTTTTGACAACTTGCGTACAGCGTTCCGGTCGGAATATGGTGTGCGCGATTTAATCAATGCAAAAGTACAGAGTCTTTTTGCCGCCGCAAATTGGGATGAATATTTGTGTATGAAGCGACTGATTGAGAGCGCGAGCGCGGCAGATCAGCTCTATGCGGTCAATGTTGCAGACCCTACAGCGAGCGCAGAAAACGCGAAGAAGCTGACAAAGCTTGTAAAGGCTTACATTGGTCAGATGAAATTTCCCCATCCCGAGTACAACATTGCCGGAGCAGACAGTTGCGCAAACGATCAGACAATCTTTTATATCACAACGCCGGAAATTGACGCGGAGTTAGATGTTGAAGTGCTTGCAACAGCCTTTAATATGGATAAAGTTGACATCAATGTCCGCAAAATTATCATTGACAAGTTTGACGACCCCAATATCAAGCTTGCGCTGTTTGATATGAGATTTTTCAATGTACGTGAGAATTTCCGGACACTGACCGATTCGAGAAACGGCGCGGCGCTGACATGGAACTACTTTTACACTATGAGTGAAATGTTTTCCTATTCTCCGTTTTTCCCGTGTATCGTTTTCACAACCGATACGGTAGGTCTCACAACCGTAAGTGTTACCGATACCGCCGGAAATGTGGGAACTGATGTGGAAATTACAGCGTTAGTAACCGGAGACAGCCAGTACACGCCGCAGATGCTTGACTACGATATTGAGGGCGCGACAAGCCAGTATACAAGTTTTATTCCGGGGTCGAATATCTTGCATATTGCCAATGACGAGAAAGCGGCAACACTTACCGTAAAAGCTACGTCAAGGTACAAGAGTACAGTAAGTGGTACTGGTACTGTTACAGTTAATCACTAAATCAGCAAGGGGGCTTAATGCCCCCCTTAGAAATGAGGTTAGCATGGATAATATGATTCCAATGCCAATACAAAAAAATGTAGATGGAATTGCACCTGTTGCGCAAATTAGAATATGCCGTGGTATTCCGTGGGATTCTTCCTACAATCACGTGCGACTTTTTAACAGCCGAGAAGAACTTTTCGCATATGTTGATAGCAAGGCAATCTATAGCACTGACAATGCCGCGCCAGTTAAAAGAGGTTATGCTGACTTTGCCGCACCTGTCAATGAGTTGTATGCAGACAGTGCGAACTATATTGCTTTTAAAAACGTAGGATATATGGACAACTGGGCATATGGATTTATAACAAATGTCGAACCGCTGTCGGTTAATTCGTGCAGAGTGAATTTTATCATGGACGTTTGGACAAATTGCCAATTCGATATGGTGCTAAATAAGTGTTATATCGAGCGACAAATTGTAAAAAAGTCTGATGATGTTATAGGTAAATACACTTTCCCCGAAGGATTGGAAACAGGCGAATATATTGTTAAACAGGAGACAGAGCAGAATTATGACGCGCCGGAATTAAGTGACAGAAACATTATGAGTGTTGTAATACCTAGCGCATTTGACGAGAGCGGAAATTTTAACGGCGGAGAATTTAGAGATGGTGTGTATACTGCTATCACTTTTAACGTTTTCGATAATGGAGACGGCGTAAACGATTTTTTAATTACCGCTAACGCAAACGGTACGATTGACGGAATTTTGAACGCGTTTATGATGCCAACTAGCTTTATTGCCGAAGAAACACAGTTCAAGCAATTAAATTTGCCTAAAAAATACGACAATATTGATGGATATGTACCAAAAAACAAAAAGTTATTTTGCTATCCTTATAATTTTTTATACGGAAATAACAATAATGGCACGGGTATCGAATACAAATATGAATACTTTTCCAGTAATGCTTGTAGTTTTACCTACACAGTAGCAATGACACCTAACCCGTTATTAGTATCTTATCCAATCCAGTATAAGGGTTTTGCACAGGATTATACTGATATGCTTACTTTTTCGGATTATCCGAAATGTGCAATTATGACAGACGCATACAAAGCATATGTTGCACAGATGACAAGTACAGCGGGTGCTAGTGCTTTAATGAGTGCGGGGGGTATAGTATCACAGGGAGTTGACACAGCCGCAGGAGTTTTTAGCGGAGTTGGAAAGGCATTATCTGGTGCGGGTTTTGGATTTTTAGGTGCGGCGGCAAGTGGAGCGGGAAGCGCCATAGCAACAGGAAAGCAAGCCGCGAGTGATGCTTTTAAGTCTAGCCCACTTGCGACACTTAGTAGCACTGATTGGTCGGAAGTTATCGGAGACGGTATTAAAGCCGTAGTTAATCATTATTTGCAACCGAGCGGAAACGTAACTACTTCTAACGGAAATGCTAGTAAGATTATTGGTAACGATCACATCAGCTATTATCCTATGCAAATTCGCGCAGAGTATGCACGCAAAATTGATGATTATTTTTCAATGTTTGGCTATAAGATAGGCGAGATTGGTACACCATCAATCCACAACCGGAGCGCGTGGGATTTTGTCAAAACACGTAATTGCACAATCAGCGGAAACATTGATTTAGATTACCTTGTCATTTTGCGATCTATTTTTGATCGTGGTGTGACAATATGGCACACCAACGACATTGGAAACTATAGCTTGTCAAATAATTAAGAAGGAGTGTAAAATGAAAAATCAATCGAAAGACGCAGAATATTTCAGCGTGCCGCAGTATCGCAATTATTATATACGATATTTTAATATGCTACACGAAATGATTGTGAACCGCTTTGAGTGGATAGGATTGCCAGATGAAATACCACCACGAGTGATAGAGGACTATCTTTTTTGGTGGGGGCAGGCTGTCTTTTTTAAAGATGATGTATTAGAAAAATATGCAGCTATGAAAACCAACCTTGGCGGCACTGTGGACATCTACGGAGTGCCGAACATGCGATTTGCTTACGCACAACAGTATTTTAAAACCTTAGGAAAAAATAATAGCGTTATTATCTGGGATAGTAGCGTAGGATACCCAAGCGTAGATTATGTGCAGATGTACGCGGAGAGTTTGGCTAACATGAGGATGACAAGAAACCTAAATATATATGCACAGAGAACGCCAATAGCTATAGCGGCTAGCGAAAATCAGCGATTAAGTATAAAAAATCTATTTAAACAATATAATGATTTTGTGCCATTTATTGCCGTTAAAGATGGTGTAACAAATCTCGATAATGTCAAAGTCCTTAAGCTTGATGCGCCTAACGTGTTTGGAGATCTCACTACAGCTATGCGTCAGGAAATCGCAGACTTTTGCGTGCAGTTTGGTATTAGTAACATTGACGGCGCAAAAAAAGAGCGTTTAATTACAAGCGAAGTCGAACAAGATGCTGACCTCACGTTAATTAACCGACAATCTTTTTTAGGTGTGCGAAAGCGCGCGTGCGATCAAATCAACCGTCTGTTTGGGATTAATGTTGATGTGCAATACATTGGTAACGGCTTAGGCGTGGAGCGAAAAGAAAACCTTGCGAATGGGGGTGTTGAAAATAGCGACATATACAACCAGAATTAGAGACTACATTGAAAGCTTTACGGACTGGAAAGACATAAACGCTACTACTTACGACAAAATCGAAAAAGGTATGCCTAAGCTTTTTGATTTTACTTTCCCGTGGTACAATGACGATGAGACAAGCCGGATAAATTTTGAACGTATGTTTATTATACACTTTTACATGTGTGAAATCGGTTTTGAAACAATCGGTCTTTTTAAGCTTAGACTTAATGATACATTGAGACGTAACATGCCTAAATATAAAGCAATGTATGATAGCAATTTAAGTGTTGCACAAATTTTAGAAAATACAAATATGACATTTGACGATACAGACACTACTGATGGAAGCAATACATCACAAGCAGATCGAACTATGAACGATACTAACAGTAGTAGCGCTAATGACCAAAGAATTAACAGTGATAACCCACAAGTTAATTTTTCCGGTGCGGACTATGCGTCCGGCATGACTAGAGGTCAAAGCACAGGAGAGGACAGCCGCGCAGTTAGTGAGAAAAACACAGGTAAGAGTAATACATCAGTTGTAGACACTAGCCATCGGACAGAAAAAGGATGGCGTGGCAGTAAAATGAACGAACTTATTATGTACCGCGAGCACATTGTAAACGTTAATAATGCGATTATTTCAGATTGTGAAGAATTGTTTATGTCAATTTTTGACGATTTTTCCGAACATGGAAACGATTTTAATATGGCGGCATATGGAAACCGCGGAAACTTGGGCTTATCTATTGATTGGATGAGATAGAGAGGAGAATAAAATGGCGAACAAAATTAACCCATTTGACCCTAACGTAAATTCTGGACTGTATAACGTACATTTTCCAGACTTTGCGTTTTGGTTACAAAAAACTCAACCACTTGTTTACGATGATGCACTATCATATTATGAGGTATTGTGCCGCACAAGTGCTATTCTTAATCAGCTTATTAAACAAGTAAACGATTTAACCGATGCGCAAAAGAAATTTATCGAAGATGCAACAAAACTTTTAAACCAGATTATCAACGAATGGAACTCTATTGTCGATCAATGGAATAACATTGTGACAGAATGGAATGGTATTGTCGATCAGTGGAATAACATTGTAACAGAATGGAATACCATGAAAACCACATGGTCGCAATGGTTAGCTACTTGGGCGCAGTGGGTGTCTACTTTTGCACAGTGGACAGAAACTTTTAACAATATGGTTCAAAATAACAACCAATTTCAGACGGATATTACAAATCAGTTCAACTCATACAAAAACGAAATTAACAATATTATAACAAACTTTGAAAATGAAATAAATGAAAAAATCAAAAATTATGTAACAGTAGGAATCTTGGAGCATGTTGTAACTTATGGCGGTATATGGGAGCAGGTTGTGACGTTAGAAGCGGGTGCAAGCATAAGAATCTTGCTACCAGAAAGTATGCAGAAAAATGGATTATACTTTCTTTCTAATGCAAGTATTGACTGTGAAGGAATCATTGTTAATGTTGATAAATGGACAGTTGTGGCTTACAACGCAAGCGCGCAAACGAGAAACCCAAACTTACAAGTATATGCGCTTGGAGAGTTTGGCGTATTAAATCGATAGGGAGGATGAAAAAATGTATAAAAGAAATTACCATCCAGACGAAAACATTGTTTTCAAAACGAAAAATTATGGATTCACTAGCCCGAAAAGCACGGGCTTAGAGCCGTTGAGTAACGCGCTTGTGCAAATTGACGCGGCATTGAAAAAAGAAGAAACTGACAGAATCGCGGAAGATATAAGAATCAATGCGCGCGTTGATAAAGAAATTACAGATAGAGAGAGTGCGGATGAAGCTATACGATCAATGCTTAAGAACTACTATTTCCAAAACATTACGCCATTCACTGGAAACTTTGGAGCATATGAAAACTTTATAATACAATTTATACAAATCGGAAACACGGTAAATTTTACATTAATAATAAATTGCAAGGGAACATTTGACATATCATTAGCAGACTTATTTATAAATGGAACTATTGACGGACGTTTTCCGCTAAATACACTTCTAGCTACTGATGTTAGTGATACGCTAGAAAGAGCAGAGATTAGAGTATATCCAAACTCTACAGCTATACAAGTAAAAACAACGGCTAGTACCACTAAAACATTTTGCTTAAACGGTACAATGACGCTAAACGCCGCGTAAGTTATCCGCATCGAACAAGTGTTTATAGTGTTCGCCCACCAAGGACAGGTTGTGTCAGCAGTGGTCGGACACTTTTTATTTTAATTGTGTATAGAATTACTTTTATAGTTATCCACATCGAACAAGTGTTCGTGCTAGACGGACTAATGGTGTCCGTCTACCGCGGACACTGTTTTTTCGTGTTGTGCGAACAACTTTGAAAACTCGTTCAATTGTCTGAAAACTTAAAAATCAATATGCATTATGCACAAAGATTTAGTAGATCTTTGTGCATTTTTACTATTGACAAATTGGAATAGATCAACTTTTAGGTTGCGAATTTAACATCTGATTTATCGAACGTATGTTTGTCTTTTTGGGGAAAACAGTGTCCGCGCTACACGGACTATGTAAC